GTTTATGGTCTGATTGACGAACTGATGCCTACCAGTGTTCACGACATCAAAACAACCGGTAGTTATACCGTGGGAAAGTTCAAAGATCACCACCAGCATTTAGTTTATCCTTATGCTCTTATGCAGAATGGGTCTGATGTACGGATATTTGAGTATAACATTGTAGAGTTCAACAAAGGCGGTTATGTGGTAGATACCTATACAGAAACATACGTTTTCAATCCTGAACGTGATATTCCTATTCTTACTAATCATTGTGAGGAGTTTATCCGGTTCTTGGAAGAAAACAGAGAACTTATAACCGATAAAAAGATTTTTGGAGGAGAAAATTAATGGCAAACCAAATAACTGGACGGATAATCGAAATCGGACAAACTGTTCAAATACCATCCAAAAACGGTGGTTCCTCATTTACAAAACGGGAGTTTATTTTAGATGCTACCACTTACGACCCTTATACGGGAGAGCGTAGCGAGTATGAAAACATTATTCCCTTAGAGTTTTCAGGCGATAAGTGTGCAGAACTTGACCGCTTTAATCAGGGTGATGTTGTTACTGTATCATTTGTCTTACAAGGTCGTTCGTGGACGAACTTGGATGGAGAACTTAAACGTATGGCATCCATTCGATGTTATAAGATAGAGGCACGTGGTGGTGTATCACAACCTCCCCAAACTGCACCTGCACAACAGCCTGTTCAGCAGCCGACGCCACAGTCTACCTATCAACAACTGCCGGATTTTCCGCCTCCTGTTGATGCGAATGGTAATCCCAAGGACGATTTGCCATTTTAGCGTATGATTTTCGACTTGAAGAATGAATATATGGAAGAAATTTGGAAAGATGTAAAAGGATATGAAGAGTTATACCAAGTGTCTAATTATGGTCAGATACGTTCAGTTGATAGAACTGTTGGATATAGGTATAAAGGAAAACAAAGGATATACAAAGGTCGTATGTTAAAGCAAGTTGTAAGAAATGGATATTTATCTGTAAGTTTATCGAAAGAAAATAAACTAAAACAGAAAAATATTCATCGACTTGTTGCCGAAGCCTTTCTACCTAATCCATTTAATTTACCTGTAATTAATCATATAGATGAAAATAAGAAGAATAATATGGTTTCTAATTTGGAATGGTGCTCTTGTGCCTATAATACAAATTATGGTAGCGGTAGAAAGAAACAAGCAGAATCTCAACAGAAGGTAGTATTGCAGTATGATAGGAGTGGAAATTTATTAAATCAGTATCCATCTGCAACGATTGCGGCATTAAAAAATGGCTATAATCTTAAAACTATATCTCAATGTTGTCGAGGACATATTAAAAGTGCATATAATTATATATGGAGGTATAAATATGATATTTAACCTAAATAATTCTTTTGAACATGATAGGTTTAAAGAGTATGTAAATCAATTATATAAGCAAAAGGCTATTGTGGAAGTGAAAAAGAAACTACCTAACCGTACGCTTGCCCAAAACAGCTACTTGCATCTTCTTTTAGGGTATTTCGGTAGTGAGTACGGTTGCAGTCTCGACGAAGCAAAAATTGATTTTTATAAGAGGACTTGCAACCGTGATTTGTTTGAACGTAAGATGGTCAACAAGAAAGGCAATGAAGTAACCTATTTGCGCAGTTCTGCCGAGCTGACAACAGGTGAAATGACTTTGAGTATTGACCGTTTCCGAAATTGGTCGGCATCAGTAGCTGGCATTTACTTACCTGCCGCTAACGAACAACAGATGCTTATCTACGCACAACAAGAAATTGAACGTAATAATGAATTTATTTAAAAATTGAGATTATGAAGAAAAGAAAATTTCCCCAAGATGTAGCAAGATTCTTTCATCCTGAAAAATCAATCAACCCTAAATCCAGCGGTATTCACCAAATAGAGAAAGCCTCTCAAAGAAGCTATATTCCAGTTTATAATACTATGGGTACTGCAAGAAAGGTTTACAATGAGTTTGGCAAAATAAGTTATAGATAATATGGACAAATTTTTAGGACAAGACATTCCTGAACAGGAACGATGGCAGTTTCTTCAGGACAATGCCGATGCAGTGGAGAAAATCGGTTATACTCACCGATTCACACCCGAAGAATTGGCGCAAAAGAAAGAAACATTAGCTGAAGTATCAATCACCATCAATGATATTGAGATAGAAAAGAAAGAGGCTATGGACGAGTTCAAAGAACGTCTGAAACCTTTGAACGAAGAAAAGCAGGAACTTTTGGACCACATTAAGAGAGGTTCTGAGTTTGTAGAAAATGAAGAATGTGCCAAAATCCTCTATCACGAGGAAAAGATGGCAGGATTCTACAACAAGCTGGGCGAACTGGTTTATAGCCGTCCCATTATGCCACAGGAGATGCAAAAGACAGTATTCAGTATTAACCGTAAAACAGGAACAGAATCATGAGCGAAAACAAAATCAACTTGGTTGTGCCTAAAGATTACAACGGCAAACCTATTGAAGTAGTATTAAGAGAAGGCGAAGCACCGGTAGCACTTGACCCGAAAGAACCGGAGCGAGTAGTTATCAGTGGAACGATAGATGCACCTCTCAGATGGTTGGAAAAGCGTGTCGAACTGATTAATCAGAAATCGACCAATATCATCGTAAACCGTGATAAGATGGGGTTGGCATTAACTATTGATGAAACCAACTACTATCAGACTGGAATCAGTGGTATTTTACAGGCTTCAAAAGAAATGCAGGAATTTGGCATTAACACGGATAAGAAATGGGAACCTGTCAAGCTATCCCAGTTCTTCAAGATGCACCGTGCTTTCTTCAAGGATAAATCAGAAAACATGATGCTGGTTTCCACTTTGAAGAATTTCAAAGCAAAGGTTAACCAAGACATCGAGCGCAGCAAAGAGGAAAACGGCAGCAAGACGGATAATTATTCTCAGGTGGTTGATTCTAATCTTCCGAAATCCTTCAAACTGAATATTCCTCTTTTCAAAGGCTTTGCTTGTGAGGAAATCGAAGTTGAAATTTATGCTGATGTAGATGGTCGTGATGTTTCACTTTCTTTGGTTTCTGCTGGTGCGAATGAAACCATTGAGGAATACAAAAACAAGGTGATTGACGAACAGATTGAAGCAATCAAAGGTGTTGCACCTGACATCGTAATCATCGAAGTATAATTGACAGCCCGGAAAGACGGGCATCTGGTATCGTGGCGGAATTGGTAGACGCACGACGAGTACTGGAGCTTTACCCAGCCGGAAGGGTTACTCAAAGCAGAAAGCTCATGCAGGTTCGAATCCTGCCGATACCACCACATAACAAGAGGATGCTTAATGATAAAAACATCCTCTTATTTACTAATAGTTACTTTTCATATTTCTATGACACCAACAACTTCATAATTCCCATTTAATCCATGATTTGTCATATAAGTTCTGATTTCAGTTCTATATGCTACTTCAAAATTATACTGTGATAAATTGGCACTTATCGCCTTTGTAAAGGAATACTCATTACCATGATGAGTGAAAATAATACGATAGTTCTTCATATAAATATGATTTTAGAGTGAATACAAATATTACACCCGCAAATATATAAAATAATGCCATACTACATAAAACGAAAACCAAAGAAGAAAGAAAAACCTATGCCTTTATTTGATAAAGCAGGGATAACAGTAAAGAAGAAGCCGGATTTGAAAGCTAAGCTCGACAAGGAGTTTTCCCTTTTTATCCGGCTTCGTGATTGTATGCCAAACGGATTCTTCCGATGTATATCATGTGGACAGATAAAACCATTCGTGCAAGCCGACTGCGGGCACTATTTCAGTCGTACACATTTGGCAACACGGTTTGATGAGAACAATTGCCATGCCGAATGCCGGCACTGTTTAACACCGGATTCTCTCGTCTTAATGAAAGATTTTATATGGAAACAGCTTGGTGAAATTAGTGTTGGTGAAGAAATATTTGCTTTTGACGAAGAAGTAATTTATAAAACTTCACGAAGATATAGGGTTGGAAGGGTTACACACATAGAACGTGATATTCAAGATGTGTATGAGGTAGAGTTAGAGAATGGAGATAAAATGAAGACAACTGCTAACCATAAATGGCTCGCAAGGGCAAGACAAGGAACTTCATACACATGGATTGAAACACAAGAAATGTGGGTTAATGGCGTAAATCTTCATGGGAAGCACAAGACCGGACCTCATACAGATAGGACTACGACCATTGTCTGTAAACCATTTCAAGTAATACAACAAGAAAAATCCTATGAAAGCGGATGGATTGCGGGAATGATTGATGCTGACGGACATATTTGTCAACAGAATATTTCTAATCCAGATGGGACGAAACGCTATGGTTTTCGTGTCGGTATAGCCCAATGTGAGAAGTACATGGATATTTGCTCTGAAATAAAACGCTTACTTGAAAAGTTCACAGGAAATAATAAAACTTGTCGGCAGATGATGGAAGATTCAAATAGGCGTGGCACGTTTAAAAAAACGTATCAATCTTGGCAATTTCTTATAACAGGTACAAACATAGAGAAGCTCCAATTTTTAATGCGTGTTCGTCCGCATAAAATTGAAAAGGTGGATATTGAAAAACTTGGCAAACTAAAATCTCAATATGATACCAAAGTGAAAGGTATCAAATATATAGGTAAAGAGGAGATTGTCGTGATGGAAACGGATACGCGTACTTTCATTGCTAACGGCTATGCCATGCACAACTGCAACAGGTTCAAAGCCGATCATTTGGAAGACTATCGGGTGAATCTGATAGCCAAAATCGGGCAACAGAAATTTGACTTGCTGAAAGTGAAAGCTGATGGTACTTCCAAAATGACTGATTTTGAGTACGAACAGCTAATCAAGTATTACAAAGCACTTAATAAGAAGTTACGAAAGGAGAAAGGGTTATGAATGATTTGGAAGCAGGAACATTTGTCATGATGATCAAGAATGATGATGGTTCATTCTCTCCGGTTGGATTAAGTAAGGAACAGGCTTATATAATCCGGACATTTCTTTCCAAACTTAGTGAGGATTCCCCTTTTATCATTAAATCAGAAGATAGATATGTACAAACTACGTGATTACCAACAGAAAGAAAGCCTCTGATGCTGCCGTTTCTTTCTTCAATAACAAGGCGAAGAAAACAAATGCCATTATGGTGTTACCTACGGGCAGCGGAAAGTCGCTTATCATAGCGGATATAGCTGCAAGGCTTGACGGTCATACATTGGTGTTCCAGCCCTCGAAGGAAATACTCGAACAGAACTTTAAGAAACTCTGCTCATACGGTATTCTTGATTGCAGCATTTATTCAGCTTCTTTCAACTCTAAAGAAATAAGCCGGATAACATTCGCCACCATCGGCAGTGTGAAGAATCATCCCGAACTGTTCACCCACTTCAAGAACATCATTGTGGATGAATGTCATCTTGTAAACCCCAAAGAGGGAATGTACAAGGATTTTTTTGATGCAGTGAAGTGTAAGGTTCTTGGACTGACAGCAACGCCATACCGTTTAAGCTCCAGCCGTGATTTCGGCTCCATGCTGAAATTTATCACTCGGACAAAACCTCATGTCTTTTCAGAGGTCATTTATCATGTACAGGTATCAACCCTATTAGATATGGGCTACTTGGCGAAGTTGGATTACTATTCAATGAATCCTTCAGGGTGGAATGAACTTAACTTGAAAGTAAATACTACTGGTGCCGACTATACGGATAGGTCAGTTCAAAAAGAATATGAACGGATAGACTTCTACGGTTATCTCGTTCATATCGTCCAAAGGCTGATGAATCCCAAAGCCGGAGGAAAACGGAAGGGTATTTTGGTCTTTACCCGTTTTTTGAAAGAAGCGGAACGGTTAACGATGTCAATACCCGGTTGCGCTATCGTTTCAGGTGATACTCCTAAGAAAGAACGTGAACATATTCTTGAGGCGTTCAAAGCTGGTGAAATCCCGGTAGTAGCTAATGTGGGTGTACTTACGACTGGCTTTGACTATCCGGAACTTGATACGGTCGTTATGGCACGTCCTACAATGTCACTTGCCATGTGGTATCAGATAGTCGGTCGTGCCATCCGCCCGCATCCTTCTAAAGAATGTGGATGGATTGTGGATTTATGCGGTAACATCAAACGTTTCGGAGAGGTGTCGGATTTACGATTGTTTGATAGCGGTAATGGTAAGTGGGCTGTATTTTCTAACGGAAGGCAATTAACTAACGTGAGATTCTAAGACTATGGACGAAGGATTTTTGAGGCTAAGCCGCAGGTTTTTCTCGAATGAAATGTGGAATGAAGCCCGTACTTTTAGCAGTTGCGAAGCGTGGTTAGATTTAATTCAGTCTGCACGATTTGAGGCAACGCCCCGAAAGGAGAGTATCGGAGGTCGAGAAATCTCTTATTCAAGAGGTCAATATCCTGCATCCATAAGATTTCTGTCACAGCGTTGGAAATGGTCTGAAAAGAAGGTGCGTTCCTTTCTTGTGCATCTTAGAAAGAAAGGTATGATAACTGTTGAGTGCAATCAAGGAATGAACCTTATAACCTTATGTAAATATGAAGAATATAATCCAATGGGCACAACCAAGGGCACAAGTAAGGACACAGGTATTGAAAAGGAAATCAATGAATTAAGACACGAATGGGCACAACTAAGGGCACAACTTGGGGCACAGCCCATGAACAACAATCTACCGCAATCCGAACTTTTACAAAAATCAGGGCACACAGAGGGCACAAATACAAAGAAAGAAGAAAGAGAGTATATAGATATATCTCTACATCAAAAGAAAGAAAATACTCCTGACGGAGTATCAAAGAAAGCCAAGCTTTCTTCGCCCTCCCCCTCTGAAAAGATTGATTACAGCGGATTGATGGAATACTATAATACCACATTCAAAGACAGACTCCAGCAGATAAGATCAATGACTGATGTGAGAAAAAAGGCTGTAAAAGCCCGGATAGCCCAATATGGGAAAGAGTCAGTGAGGAGTGTTTTCAATCTCATTCTTCAATCCCCGTTCCTACTTGGAGCTAATGACCGCAATTGGAAATGCGACTTTGATTGGATTTTCAAACAAGCAAACTT